GGAGACAAGCACCAAGCTGTAAGCACGGTGTGATGAGTTTCCGTACAGGTACTTCTGCTCGTGGCCCTTGGAAGGGCTGGATGTGTGCTGCTCCAAAGGGTGCAGTAGATAAGTGCGCAACTATCTGGGCTTAATGAATGCGGGAACCACACGAGTTTGAGGTTCCTTTATGTGCTCAGGTAGGTGGAGATCTTTTCTTTCCTGAAAGGGAGAACGAAGGCAAGCTTGCACGTCTGAGCATTGCATCAGCAAAATCAATCTGTCGTGGTTGTCAACACATTACTGAATGTGCTGAGTGGGGTATCCGTAAGGAACGTCACGGTATCTGGGGTGGACTCACTGATAGTGAGCGAAAGAAGATACGCAATCAACGACGAATAACATTGGAAGAAGGGAAGAGTGCTTAACCTATCCCGTGCTTGGGGTGGTGTGACTACCAAAGCCACACCACTTCCTGACGTGTGGAAAAATCTAGTTAAGCACTCTATCAAGTTTCGTCGCGGTCAAGTCTGTATGGTCGCTGCTGCACCTAATGCTGGTAAGTCAATGTTTGCATTGATATATGCAATCAAAGCACAGGTTCCAACGTTATTCTTTTCTGCTGATACAGACACAGCAACAGTAATGATTCGTGCTGCTGCTCATCTTTCGGGTCACACACAGGTGACTGTCGAAGGTAACATCAATAAAAGTCAGCGCCACTATGATCCTTACCTGGCTAAAGCTTCTCATATTCAATGGGTCTTTGACTCCAGTCCGTCTCTTGATGATATTGAGATGGAGATTAAAGCCTATGTTGAACTCTACGGTGTGATGCCAGAGTTGATTATCATAGACAACCTAATGAATGTGGCAGCAGAGACAGATAATGAATGGGCTGGGCTTCGTGCAATTATGATGGAGTTGCACGATATGGCACGTAAGACTGAGGCTTGTGTGCTTGTACTCCATCACGTAAGCGAGCAGAGCGAGTATGGTTCTCCTATGATGCCACCACCTAGACGTGCTATTCACGGAAAGGTGAGTCAACTACCAGCTCTTATCCTTACGCTTGGGTATGATCCTTCACAGGGTCTACTTCGGATAGCATCAGTCAAGAATCGCTTTGGTCCACACTATGCAGATGCTTCACAATGGGCATCTTTATTTGTAGACTTTGGTTCTTGTCAGATAGGCGATGATGATGCGCAAGGTAGGGCCTACCTGCGTGGCAACAACGAGGAGAGTACATATGGTGCTATCTAATGGCGAATAAGAATGGACGCAAAGGTTCTCAGTTTGAGACAGATGTGATGAAATGGTTACGCAGTAAAGGCGTAATAGCAGAACGTCTGACCAAGGCTGGGGCAAAAGATGAAGGTGATATGGTTGTTATCATATCTGGAGAAACCTACATCTTAGAACTCAAGAACAGGCAGACCCTTTCCCTGCCCGAGTTCTGGAGAGAAGCACAAGTTGAGGCGCTTAACTATGCACAGGCACGGGGGCTTGGGGAAGTTCCTATGTCTTACGTCGTAGTTAAGCGTCGCAACGCTTCAATAGATCAGGCTTGGGTAATCCAAGACTTAACTCAATTCCTAAAGGAGAAACAATAATGCCAGTACCAGGTGGAGAAATAACAACAACAGAGATACTAGTACCAGAAGTTGTACCAGTTGAAGAGGTAGAAGATGATTTGCCAGAACTGCCTTAAAGGTGGAGAAGAGAACGGCCTTGCTCACTACAAGCGTTCAGCTCATTGGCACGATAAGTGTGATGATAAGGGGTGTGTATGTCAGCACAAGACTGGTCCAGGATACGTAAAGCGGGACGGTACAAAGGTTCCGTTGATGCAACTTCAATCCCCATAGGGACTATTGTTTCCTATTACGGTGGAGAAGTAAGAGAAGGTAAGTCAGCAGCAGTTCGTTGCTGTATACATACAGATAGCAGACGTAGTGCTGTGATGAACACGTATGACAACCTTTACTTCTGCCACACCTGCGGTAAGGGTGGCAGTTCAGTAGATGTTGTTATGCACATAGAGAATTTGGAGTTTAAGGATGCCCTCAATCGCGCAATCGAAATCATTGACGGAAGCGGCCAAACATTACAGTCGAAACATAAGCGCGGAAGCTCTAAGTTATCTAGAAGAACGTGGAATATCTGATGTTATTGCCAGCCAGTACTTGTTGGGTACGGTTACAGATCCTATCAATGGTCACGAGATGCACCAAGGTTGGCTTTCTATTCCTTACATTACTGCTTCTGGTTCTTGCGTTGGGTATAAGTTCCGCAGACTAGATGATGGCAAACCAAAGTATGGATCTCCAACAGGACAGAAGGCACACCTATATAACGTAGGTGATATAACTATTGATTCCTCTTACATTGCAGTATGTGAGGGTGAACTAGATGCTGTGGTCCTGTCTGGATTGATAGGCATACCAGCAGTGGGTGTGCCTGGTGTACAAGCTTGGAAGCCACACTTTCCAAAGCTCTTTACTGGTTACGATACTGTCTTTGTTATTGGTGATAATGATATTAAAGAAGATGGCACTAATCCTGGTGCTGAGTTTGCTAAGCGTGTCGCGCAAGAGGTTTCTAATAGCACAATAGTAACATTACCCCCATCAATGGACATCAATGACTTCTATCTAGCCAGAGGCTTAGATGCAACGAAGGCTTTGTTACTAGGTGAGAAGGATGAGTGATGCTGAATGGACTATAGTGGTACAGACTTTGCAGCATATGGGCTTTCAAGTCCTGAGCCTAGACAGATCCAACGAGATACTGGTAGTAAGACCGCAACCAACCCGTTAGTAGATCACGCTGCCGTTACTGGCTATCGTGCGTTAGGTGTATCAACTGAGGATTTAACATCCTTCATTGAATCCTTTGCATCCCTTCGTGCTCAACGTGTTAAGGGTGTAGGCCACGAGCAGTATTCCCACGCTAAGGGTCAGAAGTTTGAGTCCTTTACTACATCAGACACCATTAGAGAATTGATTGAAGAGCTGGCAGATGCCAGCAACTACATAGACTTCCTTGCTATCAAGCTACTGAACATCCAACACACTATAGATTTGGTGCTACCTGACTGTGAGTGAACTACATAAATCCATCTACGACATAGCACCTAGCGTTGCTAGTGCAATAGCCCGTCGCTTTCGTGGTTACGTAGAACGAGATGATGTATTACAAGAGTGCCTTGCTTGGGCATTAACACGTGGCAAACAGTTTGATGAGATGCTTAGTGAACCTAATCCAGTCCAACGTGTTATTAATGAGAAGCGTATAGCCTGGCAGATGAAGCGCACTGCTGAGCGTTATGCTCGTAAAGAGAAGGCCGCTAAGTCTGGCTATCGTACAGGTGATGAAGCCTTCTACGATACAGCTATGATTGCACAGGTATTGCCACACGTTATTGCATCTATCGTTGATGATACGGTGCTAGAGCAGGCTCAGAACCTTGTAAATGATGGCTCACCTAAGAAGCCTAGCGTTCCAGCAGAAGGTGGCAACCTGCTTGCTACCTTGATTGATGTCAAGCGTTCATACTTAAAGCTTGAAGTAGAAGACCAGACCATACTTCGTATGCGCTACCACGAAGGACAGACCTTACAACAGGTAGCAGGTATCTTAGAGTGTGCAGTATCTACTGCAGATCGTAGATGTACCAGCGCATTACGCAAGGTACAGAATGGCTTGGGCGGTGACAACCCTTGGCAATAACCTTTACCTTTAAGTGTATTTGTGGGGTACAAATTACCGCAGATACTGATAAACAATTAACTGCTTCATTAGATCGTCACTCAAAGAATAGTTCTATCCATAAACTGCAAGGTTGGGATGGACATAGTGGGATTGGTAATGGTCAATGAAAGAGATTGATTTATTCTTGTTCCTAATGGATAAGAAGTATCCAGACTTACAGAAGTCAGAGGGTATCTATGACTCCTTCGACTGTATTAGTCGTGACTCTAGTGCATACATAGAGTTGAAGTGTCGCAATACCCACTATCCCACACTACTAATTGAAGAGTTCAAGTATCGAAAGCTCATTACCCAGGCGGCAGAGCGAGATCTCAACCCCTTCTACATCAACTCGACTCCAGAGGGAGTCTTTTCTTTTGACCTAATGGATGTAGCAGAACCAGAGTGGCTAAACCATTGGATGCCAGCGACTACCGAGTTTTCTCGTTCCAACAAAGTAAGTAAGTTAGTAGGTTACTTACCAATAGAAGAGGCAGTAAAGTTATGATCTATGACTACAAGTGTGGCAAATGCAATTCAACTGTATCAGTTGAGCGTTCTATCCACGAGGAGGCATCTACTCCTATGTGCTTTGACTGCCACGAGATTATGAATCGTGTATGGGATTCGCCTTCTGTTACCTTCAAAGGCAAAGGCTTTTACTCTACCGATAAGTAGAGAACCCCACCACAGGAAGGGTTGTGGTGAGGCTCTTGTTACTCGGAAGAGGTGAGTGGTTTAGATTCTATCAGTACCATCCACGTCTGTCGCTATGTGCGAGAGCGCGACACGCACTCCCTCTGTAGCGATGACCAAGGTATCGTAAGCCGTGAAGGATTTGTAATTCAGGCTCTCTACTACGTTCTCTAAGGAGCTGAGCAATCCCGTAAGCTGTTGATCTAGGGTTGTCTGCGAGATGGTCAAACCTGCTTTCACGGGTCCATAAGGTGACAAGGCATTTGACTTCTGCTTTCGTATATCCGAGAGCTCTACTATATTTGTATGCAATTCGCTTGTTCTCACTTTTCTCCTCCATTGTTGCCTTGGTTTGTATCGGTTTGGGTAAGGGCAATTCCCCTAGCCTTTGCACGTGCAACGATACGAGGGCTAATAGTAGTACCGTTAAGATCAATCCACGCTTTGCCTTCTTGTTCATCACTCACCTTCTCCTTCTCCAATAATTCCTTATAGGTATCTGGATAGGCCTGTGCTAATTTCACCAAGGCACGATCCCTTGCTCTTCGATAATTGCGATAATAGACGGCCTGTTTTGCCGCACTCGCCAGTCGCTTCTCACTCTCCATTAATCTTATTCTCCCATACAATTAGGACGTATGCCAGTAGCATCACGCCTAGGATACCCAAGAAATAGCTCATTGATTCACCGCCAATACCGCATAGATAAGCTTGGTGATGTCAATGGGCTGACCTACAAGGTGAGCATCTTCTTCGTCACTCTCCCAACCCGATACAAGGATCCTGCAATTGACAGGGCTATTGCGTAGGTAGCGGATAGCTTCGTGCGTATCGTTGCCACCCCAGATTGCCTCACCCTTCTCATCTACCACTTCGTATAGATTCACAAGCGTGGATACACGTGGGTGGAATGCAATTACTTCACTCATTCTCCCCCTGCCCTTCTGAATATACATCTACCATAGACAATGCGTAGGTCATTCTCATTAGATTCATACCCGCCTCCTTCTCCGTCTCCTCTTCTTGTATCTGTATCAATGCAAGGTCACGGCACAATTCTGCCTTAGCTTGCCAGTATTCTTTATTCATTACTCTCCCCCTTCTCGTTTGGTAGGCACGATACGCACCACGCAGTATCATTACCTTCTTTCCCTCTCACCTGCCATTGGCCTTCACAATCTGCCCATACTACGTCGTCTTGATCTAGTGGCTCTGAACATAAGAAGCACTTGATCTCCCTCTCTTCCTCCTCTTCATAGAAGATAGGATCGTTAAGCTCTGGCTCGTATCCCATTACTCACCCGCCTCTTCTTGGATCTCTTTTACCACGTCGTTCACGGCCTTGTCTGGCACGTCCGACGATAATGTGATCTTAGATAACGCCTCACCTAACGCCGTGCGCCAATTACTTCCCTCACCCGAAGCTAAGGGAGTAGGTTCGCCACCACTAAAATCGAATAGCTCTACCTTGTTCCACTTAGATCCCGCTTGGATTACTAGCGTTACCACGTGTGTTACTGATCTCTCTTCACTCATAGTATTACCTTTCCATTGTGTGTGTTATGCAGATCCAGAATGCCCTGCAATTCTTCGGTTAGTCTCTGCTCATTCTCTTCCCATTGACTATCGCCTTTATAGGCGTAGTCCCATTCGTGCGTAGCGTGATCGTAGATAGTACCTTCGGGGAATGCACTCTCTTCTAGCTCTGCATTAATACTCCACCCGCCTTTCTCATTCCAGCTAACTACATAGTGATGCTCTTTCATTACTTCTCCTCCTTCCCTTCTATTATTGATCCGCCAATTACACGGGTGTTATCACAATGGCCTACTGACACGCCACCAATTAGCGGGTGTTCGCTATCCTCATTCACGATATTCATAGCTTCCGCAAGGCTAGTTGCCTTGATTATATAATCTACTTCTAGGGTGACTCTATAAGTATTCATCACTTACCCTCCCCTTCTATTACTGATACGTGGATAGGCGGGTATTCGCCTAACCCTTCTAGCCATATATCTTCGTCGTCTAGCAGTAACGCCACGTTAGTAGAGTGTGCGAAATTAATAGGATCTATCCCTATCTCTTCGCGAATAGCCTCATTAGCCCTATTCTCTGCCAGCTCACGGGCCTCCTCGCTTAGATTACCCGTCGTATCGTCTAGATCAATAGAGATCTTAGTAGTTAAGCTCCAATAGTTACCCGTAAAGATAACGTTATATTCGTATTCACTCATTACTCACCCTCCAATTCGTAGGTAGCGTCATTCGCCACACTATCTCCATACTGCTCTGCAATTATGAGCTTAGCCCGTGATAGGGCCTCGCTATCGCTATCTGCTCCTAATAAGATTGCCTCGTTCTTTAAGGTCACTAGCACTACATAGTCTTTCATTATGCGCTCACTTCTTGCAGAATTCCACGGGGTAGATCTCTAGTACCGTCGCCTAAGAATGATCCTTCTTCTTCTGACTCTTGATCTTCCAAGAATTGAATAGCACTCTCACGGCTAGTCTCATTCTCTATATATTTATAGCCTAGTCTCTCTAATTTTTTGCAGAGACTACGTAATTGCTCTTCAATTGGAGATCCAGAGAAATCAACTAGTTCATCATTCGCATCACGTAACACTACGTTGAAAGTATTATAGTGAGAGTAATGATTACTCCAAGAATTACGCTCTAGATCTACGTATAGTGACCCGTCGGGCCAAGAGAAATCTTTAGCCTCCTTCTTATAGATTCTGCCATATAGTGCCACGCCGTCTCCTTGGCAATAGCTAAGAGAGTAGGCGATAGTGATGTCTTCGGGTAAGGATCCTAAATCCTCTTCTAATTTACCTTCTAGGTAATCGGTAAGCTCTCGCTCACTTAGCCATTCAAGAAGGTGTCTCTGTGTATCATCTATTGCCTTCTCACGTGCCTCTTCATTCAATTCAGAGAATGAGTAACGCCGTACTACGTATTCTTTCATTCTTATACCCCTTCCAAGGTAGTTATTAGGGCGATTCACCCTCCCTCCCCCTCCACTTCTGCCCGTGGAGGAGGAGAGATAGCTAACCGCTATTGCCTTACCTTACCGTATCTTATCCTATAAGTATTCGAATATATCGCCGTCTCCGATTATGTCTTCTATATCGGATAAGCTATAAGGATCTTCACCATAGATAAGATCATTCAATTGTGTAACAATCTCCTCCTTCGTATCTCCTATCACTCTTCCCCCTCCTCTCCGCATTCGCATAAGTGGCCGTCGGTAAAGCATACGTAAGTGCCAGATAGGTGAGTACGGTAACCGTATCGCCTCTCCCCCTCTACTTCTAAGTAGAATCTATCGTTATCGTCTAGGAGCGTGGCCCCTTGGATCTCACGCTCACGGCGTAGTGTCCAAGCCCCGTTATTCACTCTTCTCTCCCTTCTAATTCATTCTCGTACCATTCCCCGCATAAATCGCATTCAACTAGATCACCGCTCACTCTCCTCCCCCTTCTCTTCTTGCTCATAAGATCCCACGGGGATAATCTGCAAGATCCCCGCCTCCTGTAAAGCTTTCAATAGGTCCCCGCTCACTTCTCTCCCTCTCCTTCTCTAATCGTGAGGATATACCCACGCTCCAAGCCTTCTATATATGCATCTAGTACGGCTAGGGCCGTCTCCTTGTCCCATTGTGCGGGCATTGTGATAGTTACGCTCACGCGCTCACCCGCTCCTTCTGGCTTAGTTCAATCCCCGCTAAGGCGTAGGCCTTCACGATAGCCTTTACCCGTGGCGCGGTTAGATCCGCGCTCACTAGCTCTTCTCCCGTGAATATATCCACAAGGCTCACCCGATTCTTCTCATATTTCATTAGATAACCCCTTCCAAGGTTTAAGATCTGCCCCTAGTGGCAGACTACCCCGCACGGCATAAGCCGTGCGAGATAGTACGCTCCTAGATATTACACTCCGCCATAGATCCGATACATATGCCCGATTCGGTTACCCAATAATTACCCATAAGCCAGAAGGCCCCGACGATTAGAAGGCCCACGGTTACGCCTAACACGAAGGCCCCGCGCTTGGTGAGATTCTCCACGGTTAAGCCTCCAAGCCGTCTAGCATAATTGAGGCGTAACGCCATACAGGGGAGCCTTCTTTCACTTCACGCCTAGCCCCGTCGTACCAATCTTGGAAGACGTAATCAATTCGGCGAATCCCGTCGCTATCGTGTTGCACTTCGATCCAATCGGCGGGGCCTCCTCCACTCCACGTTAGGCGGGTCACCTTGTAAGTCTCATAACCATAGGCGAATTCGTAAATTTCGCTATTGGCTTGATCCCTTAGATCTTCGTCGCCTTCGTAATCGTCGGCGATAGCGAAGAGATCACGTAGATCCTTCTCGCGATCTGCTAGCTCTTGGCCTATTCGTGCCTCGCAACTCTTGGCCTTAATCTCTTCCAATTGTGCGCCTAGTGTGTCAATTGTACTCATTATTTTATTCCCTTCGATAGTGTTGCAATAGCTCCCACAATAGAGAGAGAGAGGAGTGAGATTAGAGTGATCGCGATAGTACTCTCTAACGTAATCGTTACCGTGGAGAGAATAGAATAAAGATATACGGGCAATAAACTAGCGATAATCAATAATAATTTCATTAGTTAGATCCTTCCCAATTGAATTGATAGATGTCCCAAGGTGTTATTTCATTATTAAGATTTTCACGTGCGAATAGCTCCGCCTCTTCGCGTAGCTGATACGTGCGAATTGTTAGCCATAAATCATTTTTTAAGATTCGAACGGCATAAATAAGCATTAGATAATTCCTTCCCGTGAGGAGGCAGATCCTCTCCACGGGATTAATATACCACTCCTTACCGTATAGAGAAGGGAGCTAACGGGCCAGATTCTGGCCACGTGTCCCAAGCTCTAAGAGGCTAGGCGGGGCCAGATCCAAGGCCCGAAGGGGTAAAGCGGGGCCAGATCCGAAGGGGCCGAAGGCCCGAAGGATCCAAGGTAAGCAAGGAGGCCGAAGGCTTGGGGCCGTAATCTCTGGCCCGTAAAGCTCTGGCCCGTGGATCAATAGAGCCGTGAAGGGTTAGGCCGTGAGCCGTAAGGCGTGAGGCCTTGGGGTAATCGCTAGGCCTTGGGGTTATTCGTTAGGCGGGTTTATTAATATGGCTTGGGTAATTGATACAGGGATCCCCGTGCCGATAGGGGAGCCATCCCGTTGGGAATGCCTAACGGTACGGTACGGGGCAGAATGCGGGCCTCTTGCTACGGTATCGGCCACGGGTACGGCGAGAAGACCCCTAGGTGTTAAACTTTGCTCTAGTGTAGTGTATGTACCCACTACAGATATATTTCCTAAAGTGAACCAGATCACTTATTAATGTCCTAGTTTGTACCGTATTTGTAGTGACGTTAGTCACATTCCATAAATACTTTATACCATAGGCAGGAAATGAGCTTTTTTTCCTGCCTTATATACAGTAGGGGCGGAAAATGTGATAGCCCCGTACAGCCTCGCTACGTTGGCACTACGCGAGTCCCTAGGACGAGTACCAACTTACCCCTCGCTTCGCTGTGGCTCACTCGGGAGTTTAGCCTACCGTGTCGTGCAGAGCACGACTTTTAGTTGGGTGTAGTCTACCTATAACCCAATGAGATATCGGAGATCCAATGGCTGATCC